AAGAGACTTAGAGATTTAAGTACCATGCTATGTAATGAGTAAAACAGATATTCTACTAACATCAATAAATAATTTTTACAATGAAGAAAAGAATAGAACAATATTAAAGAATATACTAGACAAAAAGAGTGGTATCTCTCTTAGAAATATTGAATGGTTTATCACGAATTATTCTAAGAAAAACAATGTGTCTTATACAACGAGTGATGGTAAACAATTTTTAGTTCATTGTGCTTACAAATCATCTTTAGATGGGTACAGTAAAAAATTATTTGATCCATTTTGCAGATCAGATAAATTTGAGTATACCATTCCAGGTTCAAATGAACAAATTCAAACAACCTTGGCACAATTAAATTTCATTAAGTGGTGTATAAAAAATGACATCCTTGACTATATCAGTGATAACAAAACGAGATTGTTCAATAAGCAAGTTGCATAAATCCATTTTCAAACGTAAATGTTTGATACCCTGTACAGTACATATGTAATGTATAACTTTCAGTCAAAATTGGCTCCAATTGGATATCAATGTTCGTCTTTTCTGACTGTATGTTACTAAAATCTAAACTACCCGAGGGTTCTATGTTCATGGGATTCATCGAAAAGGAATATGTATAAATATTTCTTATAGGTCTCGACAATCTTTTTTGAAATGGAACCAGATATTTGTAAAATGAATGATTTGTAGATGTTAAATTTGGCAACCTATTTCCATTTATATGAAACTTTGCATCATACATGACTGGCGAGAAGAATGTATATGTTTGATCAAAGTTTACGTTTGATGAAAAATTAAAACGATTGTGAATGTAAAACTTACCTTCTTCCGTCTCACTTGGTTCTTTAATTACGTCCTCATTTTCAAACAACGAATTTCTAAAAAACCAATGAATACATTTTACTGGTATGTTTGCGACTATATTGTTTTTTATCGCATGCTTTCCAACTTCTGTCACGGTACTGGGATGTCTTTTTACTACATCTGTAATTAACATTTGCTTCTCTTTCATAAAATACATGCGTTCATTTGCGGGAATGGTTATCTCTTCAGTTACTATTTCAAAGTTTGTGAGAGATATAGAATTGGGAGAGTCTGTAAAAAAGCTTTGTTTATGGAAATTGAACTCAAACTCGAGTTTTTGTTTGTAAATCGCACATAAAGGAAAGTAAGGTCTATTGGGTTTATTCGAAGAGTAATCGTCACTAGCATACTTTCTAGAAAAAAAGAAATGCAAAGGTATTACCAATTCAGACTCATATTCTGCAAAGGCTGCACCGCCATCTGAACTATCATACGGAAGACCTCTATTTAAAAGATATCTATTTGCTATCTTTTCTGTAATTTCTGAATACAGTTCGTCATATATTATAGACCAATCATCGTAGTATGTTTCCACTTCAAGTTCGTCAACGCGCATGACAACACTTTCTATCAAATGACGTCCAAGTTGGTCGGCATAGTTTTGGGGGGCTGTTAATGCGGGTATCTTTATGCGAACGTACATGTTACTCAAAAGATCACCCATATTTTGAGGATTAAATGTCACCTTTATCTTTTCTCCAAAAGGCCATGTACTTTTAATGTTTGGATTCGAGACATTTGTCACCCTGTGGTATTTTCTAAAATCTGCATGGCGACGTTCGGTGTAATCAAATAAAGAATCATTTAAATTTTCACTTATTAAATATCTATCTTGTTTACCAAGTGCATTCAAAGCAACGATGGCAGCGGTGCGTGCCCCGGAAGGCTCACCCATATCTACTATTGCTTACATATTTTTAATATCCGTTTTCCACATATCAATATGACTAGTGTTTTTCATAATTTCGAGTTCATCCCTGGCTTGGTTTGATTCTTTGAGGAGTTCCTTGACACATTCTTCGGTATATTGCACGGTCTTGATATTGAGAAGATAATCGAAACTGTTGTTGATTCGTGGGAAAATACCAGCCAATTGTCGCTCAAGATCATCCTTCTTTCTTTTGAAAACTACGATGTCCCCGTTGATGACCATGGTGACAAACTTAGATTTATAGCCGCACATGGTTGCTTTGGTTTCGAGAACTTTGAGTAAGTGTTCCTTTCTTTTGATGTAGTGATCGGATCGAAGCTTTACAAAGTCTTTGAGAATTTCTTCGGGACTCGTGTATTTATGAATACCCTTCTCTGGGTGGAACAAGTGCATGTTGGATGTATGGAACGACTTTCTTAACTTGAGGTCTTTCACGAGATCCTTTCCGTTGTATCCAAATATTTCGAAATCAACATCTTCGGTTGTGGAATTGTTTGTGAACCCCCCAATCAACTTCTTTTCAACAAGTCCATCCAAGTATTCCTTGTAATCTTGTGTCCATCGTCCTGGTGGTAATTCGGTGATTACAATATTTGTACCTGACCACTTCCAAACACCTTCCATCATCCATGTGTCCTCCTCCTTGTGAACCATCCCCTTGAAACCTCTAAACCATGGTCGCATAGGTACGATAGCCTTGCCATCAAGAACTCTCTGGATATTATCCTTGATATCCTTGGGGTTGAAGGGTGGTACATAGCAACTAAATCCAGTTCCAATACCCTCCGTACCATTCACGAGCACAAGGGGGAGCGTTGGCATATAGAAGTCTGGTTCAATCCGACGACCATCATCTTCCAAGTAATTGAGAATTGGGTCATCACGGGGATCAAAGATCTTGCGGGTCTCCTTGGATAACTTGGTGAAGATGTAACGCGTTTGTGACGCATCCTTACCACCCATAAGACGAGTACCAAACTGACCACACGGCTGAAGTAAGTTGATGTTGTTTGAGCCCATATAGTCATTCGCCAACTTCACAATAGTATCTGCGAGGGAGACCTCACCGTGATGGTAGGAGGACTTATCCGCAACATATGCCGCCAATTGCGCCACCTTCATTTCATCTTTGAGATTCTTATGAAAGCACGCAAACATCACTTTGCGTTGTGAGGGTTTGAGACCATCTGCCATATGGGCAATAGAGCGTTTGAGATCCGCCAGACTGAAGTTAACCAAGTCCTTATGGATGAAATTGGTGATGTCCAACTTCTTGATTGACCCGTAGGAAACCTCGAGGTCCTTTGCCTCCTTCGCGGTACTCTCGAGGAGCCAGGTCTTTCGGTCATCCGCCTTCTTCTTGTCAAATGCGAGAACGATAGATTTATCTGTCATAATATCCATATCAAACTTGACGGTGAGATCTTGGATCTTCTTGAAATACTCTCGAGCCTCGGCAGACGTTGACGTACCCAAACCCTTGTAGTACTTAATTCTCCACCCCGCTTGTCCATTGCCGTACCAGGTACGGAACGCGGAGTCTGTGTAGAACGACTTCACAGTGGCACCCTTCGTAGCCTTGATGATTGGTGTCACCATAGAGACAACAAAGCCCAACTTGAGTAAACTTGGCCAGAAATAGTGAATCATATTGAGAATGAGACCCTTGATGTGTGAACCGTCATTATCGGCGTCTGTCATAATCATCAGACGTCCATAGCGAAGTTCAGATACACTGGTGTATTCCTTACCCTGTTGGAGACCCAAGATTTTCTTGAGATCATTAAACTCTTGATTGGATGTGAGTTGCGCTACAGAGGCATCCCGAACATTTTTACACTTCCCACGAAGGGGGAAGACACCATAGTGATCGCGACCAACCACAGAAAGACCCGCGACTGCGAGAGTCTTCGCAGAATCCCCCTCCGTCACAATGAGAGTACAATTCCCAGATTGTGCTGTCCCAGCCTTGTTCGCGTCGTCCAACTTGGGAATACCCGTAATCTTGGACTTACGGGTTCCATCAGACTTTGAGAGTTCCTTCATCTCCTTGAACTTGGAGAGTGCCAAGAGTTCATCTTGAATACCAGTCTTGAGGGCATTCTTAATGAATGTCTTCGGTGGTTCAAACTTACTTCCAAAGTCCTGAGCCTTTGAGGTACACTCAGACTTGACTTGACTCGAGAAGGTCGGGTTCTCGAGGGTTGCCTTTACAAAGATATTGAATGTATTCTTGACCTGTTGCGGCTTCAACTTAATCTTCTTTGCCATCTCCTCGATGACACCCGCAGCAACATAGGATGCCACGTGATCCACGTGAGTTCCACCCTTTGTTGTAGAGATACCGTTCACAAATGATACTTGTTCGAGGCCATTCTCGGAGGGACCAATACACACTGACCAACGATCGGTTGTAACTGAACACACATTGGTGACACCTTCGTGCATCTTGGCATAGGCCTCAAAGGGTGTCTTGGATAGGGCTTCACCTTGAAACTTCACTTTACAGTTGGGTGTCGTACAGATGTTTGCGTCCCAAACTCTCTTCTCAAATATCTTGTAGATTGAGGCATCCATCTTTGCCATGCCAAATCTCTTCCAATCTGGAATGAAAGTGATGGACACCGAAGACGTCGCCCCAGAATGTTTTGTAATTTTTGGTTCGTGACACTTGGTCATGTTATCAGTCCATTTCTGTGTATAGGTCTTCTTGGCTTCGTGATCCTTAATCACGATTGAAAACTCGGAAGAGTAGATATTGGTGAGTTTGGCACCATATCCGTTGCGACCACCCACGATTCGCTTCTTGTTATCGTCATAATTGGTACTTGTCAGTAGGTGTCCAAAAGTGAGTTCGGGATTCCACACCCCCTCCTTCTCATGCATCTTGACACCAATACCACCAAGAGGGCCATTATTCTCAATAGTCACAGACCCCACGTCTTTGTCTACCTCAACCGAGATGTTTGTAACATGCTTGGGGTGTGTTGAGTTTCTATCAATGGCATTGACGAGTATTTCGTCAAATATTTTGAGAAGAGCGGGTGAGTATGATAGATCCTTTTTCTTGAATTTGTTGTCAGTCTTGTAAAGAATCCAATACGATTCTGTCCCAAGTTCCACTGGACCCACATAGGAGTCGGGTCTCTTAAGGACATGTTCAATGTGGGTAAGTTTTTGAACGCTCTCACCCATCTTTCTTTAACTTTTAGGGAGTCATTTCTTTACTTAGGTTTATTCTCTTCTAGAATTTTGTAAAAATCTTTTATCCAATTTTTTAGTTCATTCCTTGTAATCGAGTGTGTTTTTGGACTAATAAGTTTAATAGCCCCTATCTGCCGAAGTGAATCTATACGTGGATTATATTTTATAGGGCCGTTCATATAACAACATTTACATACAGATGTATTATTAATTATATATGTATTGTTAAGTTCAAATGATAAATTGGAATTTTGTAAATATTTATCAAATAACCGAAGTTCCCAGTCAATAGCTTCTCTGTAATAAGGGTCGAGTGGTGCTAAACAAATGTAACACGTAGATTTCCAATTTATCTTCATGCTTATAATTTTATAGATTTTTTTTCACAACTATAATTAGAGAATGGCTTATCTTTATTTGATAGGTGCTGTTGTTATTATGTTTTTGATAATGCAAAATAGATCTAAATCTTTCAATACCAGTGTAAATAGACTTATTAAACAAAGTGCACAATACGCCATAACAGCACAACAAGACGGGTCGCCTGTATTGGCAACCGTGCATTCAAATTATGCCGTTGCGTACTTGTATGCTCTTATGGATATAGCTACTGATGCACAAATACACCGTTTAACGGGTATAGATGTTAGTAAGTTTAGACAACATATAATGAATGTCCAGGACATGGTAACGAGAAGAACACTTGAAAAGGTACCAGACTTCGCCGGCGATGTTGATATGTATCTAGCCCAAGTAGGTGGTGGCGCTGCAAAATAAAAAATACATATAATTAAATAATGAAACTCAACGTTCACTTCGAGGCCATAATGCGTATTTTGGGTCTTTTTATAACTACATTTTTTACAACAAAGTGGACACAAGGAACTAATCCACCAATGTACGATGTTCCATTGTCAATTGTTGCGGTGATTCTTGCCATATTTTTGAATTATGTGTAACTTCATTACCTAAGTTAGAAATTGTTTTGTAAAATTACAAATAAAATGCAAGTAGTTCGTGACGCAACGTGGAATGTGTTTTTAAACGATGCGGTTAAAATGTATCGTTTAAGAACACCAAATGATAAATGCTACAAGTTAGCGGATGCAACTTGGAAAATTAAACAGAGGTACAGAGATATAAAACAAAAGAAAGAACAAACTAAGATTGTTGTGTTGGAAAAAGCACCAGAAATGTCAAGAGAACAGATTTCAAAAAACAAAACATGCAAGGCGATTACAATGTCTGGAAATATGTGTTCATTCAAGGCTGTTTGTGGTAATTTTTGTAGAAAACACAATAAAAAGGAAGAATCAGTTCCGGGCATGGATGACATTATAAACCAACTTGGCGAAATTAAAATAGCTGACTAATATAAATGTTTCTTGATCAGGAAAGTCTTAGACCTGTTATAATAGCAATGGCGATTTATTTAACTATCAGCACTCTTATTCCTAAAATTGCTAAAAAGCCGACAGGTATCAAAGTCGTGGATGACCTTGTGATGATGATTATCGCCCAACAAGAATCTATCATGTCTGGTACTATCTTAATCGGTCTTATCATTCTCGCTACCAATTACATTAACGATGAACTCTTGTAAGATGTTTTCACTTCCAACTAACTTTTTAGTATATTCATGATTCATGTACCTCACTTGATTGTTATATGCATCGGCCATGTAGTTCATGAGTTGTTCGAGACTGGGTTTACCCCAAACCATACCCTTTTTAAATAAAAAATCATCATTTTTGAGAGTCTGTCTATCACATTTTATCAAATATGGGGTTTTTATGTATTCCGGAGGCCCGCCATAATCTGTAATAATCACAGGCTTGTCTCGAATACAAGCTTCAATTGCACCCATACCAACACCTTCCGATGACGAAAAACTCACATAACAATCCGACATTCTGTGAATATCATCCATTTCATCATCTGTTATAAGACCATTAATGACTCTCACATTTGGTAGGTTGATTTTTACCTCTTGTTGACATGTTGCTTTGACAATTAACTTTGCATTTGGTAATTGCAACCTTATAAAAGCCTCTAATATACTATTAAAATTTTTTCTTTGATCCAATATATTTCCTATATGATAAAATACATATGGTCTTGGTTCTTGTGGAATATGAGCATGTACAATCTTAAACTCTTTGTTTGGAAATTGCTTTGAAAAGACCCGTTTACAAAATTCACTTGGAACCAAGATAGCATCAAAAAAATCAAATAATTTACCATAGTCTTCGTGAACTGTCTCTGTTTCACATACAGTCATACAGGATACTTTCTTAGCTTTAGACTTTAAGAATGGAATATAATCAAATGCCGACTGTATGGGTATGGTAAAAAGGAAAGCATGTTCACATTCGGGTATGTTTTTATCTCCTATGACATAATACTTTGATTCAGGGAACAAACGTTTATATTTTGCATTGTGTTGCCCAATGCCACTTAGTAAAGTTGGACCTACGAATATCATCTCCATTTAAAGATTATCTTA